ATTTCTTTTTCGTTATAACTCCTTGGTTTTAAATTGCTTTCTATAGTCATTCCTTCTATTCCTCATATAACGTAAAAAATAGGGAACATAAAACCGTTGAATAGTAATTATGTTCCCTATTTATATTTTTCAAAATCACTATTCAACATTACCATCAGTCTTTTCCTCGACTTCCGCAACAATATCATTTTTAACAGATTCATTATCTGTTTTCTTTTCTTTCTTATTTATAGTTTTCTTTACCTGCGCCTTCATAATTGAAGCAATAGATTTCTGATAGCTCTCTCCAAAATTATCCTTTTTTGATAAATCAAGTTTGGACAGTTTCTCTTTTGCTTCAATATCAGTTATTCGTCCATCTTCATACGCAGAAGCAATTCTATCAATTTCGTGACAATTATCACTACACCAACAAAAGTACCATGTTGGTTTACTTTTGTCTTCTGGATTACATACTGGGCAAAAACTGTATTTTTTTCGGCATAACATACAGGTTCTCAAATCTTTATTAGCCATTAATCCTCCTTATAAGAAGGGCAGTGATTAAACTGCCCAAGCAATCTTATTTAGATATCTTCCTCTTCTTCATCAATGTAGTAAATAGAGAAAAGTTCAGAATCTGTAGAACATGCGTTAAGCATCATAGCTCCTTTGTAATCCATTGTCTGAGAATCACCGCCCTGAAGTGCAAGAGTAAACTCTGGACTTGGCATAAATGATGGAATGTGAATGATTGCAGCTCTAAGAGTTTCTGTATCACATTTATCAACAACTAATGCCTTGAAAAATAACTCATGCGCTTTCGGGAATTTCTTACCAGAGTTGGTAATCTTAGCACCGCTATGAATTGTCTTCTTGTATTTAACGATGTACTGTGTCTCTCCATCTGCTGTTGGTGGAGTTAATACATCGCTCGCAGGTGTATTGTCAGGTTCACCAGATGCATCTGTATGTACAATAGCAAATTCTGTTGCAGTAGCAGAAGTACCTTTTGTATATAATTCTTTACCCATAGAACCTTTTGGGGATAGAGAGTTTACAACAACAGAACCATCTACATAACCAGTAATATCAAGTGTTTCACCTGCCTTTACAAGCTGAATCATCGGCATAACAATACCTTTGTCTTCTGTTGCAATCTCTGCATCTGTGGCTGAGATAGCTTCGACAACTGCAAGATTAAGAAATGCATTAGTTGCAGTTACCTCGCCTTTTTTACCCGTATATTTTCTATATACAAGGTTTCCATCCTTATCATTGATATCAGTAGAATCTGCTGTAATATCAATATTGGCTTCTGTAAGCTGAGTTAAAGCATACAGAGGTGTACCATTTGCTTTTGCACCGTAACCAAACTGAAGTCTATCAACGATTACGTCACCTAATTTAAATGCCATATTAATTTTCCTCCTTTGAAATTTGTTATTTTTATGCAATAAAAAATGAGCGATTATAAATCACTCATAAAATTAATTAAGTCATTTGGGATATCTTTTGCACTAACCATGCCGCCATAAATACCATGCATAGCTGCAACGCCCTGTTCATATTTCTGTATTCTTTGTACAGAGTCCATGAACTGACATATATTAACTTGTTTTAAATCATCTAACTTGTATTTAAAGCCAGGATGATTTATGCAAGCAGACACAAGAGGTAAGAGAGTGGAAGATCCTTTCTTGTCTTCGATCTGTTGTGCCTTCATTCTATCTTCTTGTAACATCCAATGCTTTGTGGTTTTACCTTTTGCCTTTTCTGTTTTCGGATGAACATTCATCATTGTACGAATATATTCCGCAATCTCTAAATATTCATCATCATAAATAAGGATGTTCTTATCTTCGTTAAATAGTGCCAAGTGGTCATATTCTGTATCTTGTTTATTTTTCTTTGCGGGAGTTAACACAAATCCATCAAAATTAAAATCTTTAAAAATTAAATTTAGTGGTTCTTTATCTTGTACAAGTTGATACATTATATAAAATACTTCAATGTCTTTGGTTTTGTTCCAATCCTTGTGAAAAGTATCATATAAGAAAACCCTAATTGATGTTGGGTTATTAAGAAAAGGTGATAAAGATTGATAAAATCTAGTTTCCCCAACTTCAAGAATATCTCCGATTGTTGGTACAGAAATTGTAATATTATTTATGGTATAATCTTCACCAAAATACATTCTTAATTTATCAAAATGATATTCTGATTTTTTATTATTAGATTTATTTTTCTCAGAATCTTGTTCTGCGGCATTTTGTAGATTGTCTAGCGTTTCTAATACATCCATTTAATCACCGCCTAACTCCATAATTGGTGATAGAAGTCTTACCATCAATTGTTTTGTGAATTCCATTAGTATCAACAACTTGGAATACAAGAGTACGAACGAGATAGTTATTATCTGTTGTGGATTCCTTAGAAGATATGAGATGAGTCTGCATACCAAAGATATTAGACCAATTGAATCGTTCTCTTATAATAGAAGCGATTAAATCATGGCGTGGAATACCTGTAAGTTTATCATACCTGTCATTACCGTGAACAAATATTGTAAATGTAATATTTGTGTACTTTAATGTATCTTGATAACGAGGCATTTCGTCAAACGCTACTTGATAACATATATAGTGTTTTACTTCTGTCTGAGTGTCAGGAATAAATAAAAAAGGACGAATGTTTGAATTACTACCAAAGTACCGTTCCCATTCGCCTAATGGCTCATATTCACCTATTTCATTATTCCACTCCCAGTTTACATTGCCATCATCATCAAAAAGTTCCGTTTCTAAACTTTTTTCATTGAGGGCATATAATAAGTCTGGACGAGTTAATAAAGCTTTTTCAATTTTCTTCTTATATTGAATGTTTTCATCATCAGGAGCTGATTTATACTCTTTAATTTTATTTAATAGATCAATTTTTGTAATTATCTTTTCCGTTATTTTCACCTCCTAATCTGCTAATTCCAACGCAAGAGTTTCAGATTCAATTATTACACCATCTTTTTCAATAGTGCATTTAACAGACAATATTTTGCCAATAGTAGAAGAATCACTAGTAAACTTTACTTTCTTTTGGTTGTACTCTGTACCAGCTCGCCATGATACTTTATCTGTCCAATCTTCATTATCAATAGAGCAAGTCCATGTAAAGGTTGCATCAGCATATTCAGTTGTAATATCTTCATTGGAATCATTGAATAGATTTACTGTAAGATTTTTATAAGAGCCACCGACCTTGATTGTTGAGGTGGACGCTGAAATTCTTGTTGTGATAGAAGATGGGGGAGTGGTTGGAGTAGATGGATCTGTTGGGGCGATTTCTGAATCGAAATAGTTTGCATACATTTCGCCTGTTTCAAAATTGACATAATCAGTATGCTCGTTAAAGAAATTGGTGTACAATGTAAGTTTTTGTAGCCCAAGTGGAGAAGCCGATTCACATTTTGTAATTTTCCACACCGTAGGATTCTCCATCAAAGCACTAACAATTACTCGCATATTCTTTGAATCATCGTCCGTATACCAGAATTTTTCTGTGATAGAATTCATCGGCAGTATCAACTTATTTTGGTTATCCGTATGCCCAAATACACGGTCAGTATAAACCCCTGATGTGTAAGACATTTGTTGTCTTAAAACACACCACATTCTACGCTTGATACGTTTTTCATTATTTTTTTCCACCCACATAAGTTCATAGTTGGCTGGCAAAATCAGATACTTTGGGAATTGATTTGCAGGTTCATTTCTACAAATTAACCATTTATGATATACCCCTCTATCGTCAGGTAAATCCACCCAGAGTCCTATCGGAAATGTCGCAGAATAGCGTTTCCTAAAATCAGTCTCATAATAATAAAGATCATCACCTTCATTGAATCTTACAGGCTGACTTGGACGAAACATAAGATAGTATTCTACTTGATCTTTATCCATTGACTGATAAGATTTGATAATAAACTTTGCATCAATTTTTGTCTTATTGGTATTTTCATAAGTCATACCTTCAGCAAGTGAACGTGTGATTCCATGTTCGTCTGTGAAGAAGTCATCATGAAAATGGTCATAAATGTAACAGGTCGTGGAAGTAATACTGTTATCCCAAGTTTCTTCCATCAAAAAATCAGATTCTTCTTTATAAATCTGACCTAAAGTTTTCGCATTATTTGTTTTGGCGTTAGCTATTCGCCGTGCTGTCTGTAAGCTTGGCATCACCAACACCTCCTTCAAACATCTGCTTAATGTAATTGTGACTATCTAAAATAGCCCTACGAAATGTCATGTAATCAAACTCATCGGATGTAACTTCGTCATAAGCGGCTTGCAAAGTAGCCATTAGTGTGACCATAATTCCATTGTTATTAAATAGAGTCTTTGTTCCACTAAATTTAAACATAACATTGTGGAAAAATATAAGAAAAGCTTCATCATTCTCAAATATTTTTTCTTCTATTTGATTATCCTTATAAAGTAATAACTTATGGACATCGTTGTGCATTGCATGTGCAGCTTCTTTAATTTGCCTTTTAGTAAACGAACCATATATATATTCCATAGTTATTCACCTCGCACATATGAATTATTAATATATCCATGACTTGCAAGTTTTCTACTAAATTCATGCTGTAATGTATCTAATCTACTTTGCATATCTTTATATGGATTCTGCATGTTTTTTTCTTCTTTTGTTCCTAAGACTCTAGCAGTAAATTTTGCAGAGTCAACCTGTGGTTTTAACCATTCAATTGTCATTCCAAGAGTGAACAATCCTATAACATATTCCTTATCTGCAAAATCGCTAACAGGATATTGCATCTCAAATTCAATCTGTTCCATTCCGTCATCCATATTAAATGAAGCGAATTTCCTAATAACTCGTTCATCACCTGCAACCATGTGTAAGCGTTCAGTCCATGTTTCATTAAGATCGTTTTCGTCAAGAGAAAGTTCTTTCATATCTGAAATACGTCCTCTTGTTCGTGAAAAAATTGTTTCATATGGAAGCGTCATTGTGAGCCTCCTTTACTACATATTCAATTTTAAAAGTAACTCTGTTCCAAAAATAGAATCAAGCGTCTGAATTCTCTTAACAGAATCAAGTGTTCCGTCATCAACCATACTTGTTGCAATAGTTTTTAATGCTTCCTGTGCTCCAATTGGAAGAGAATAGATTGCTTTTTCCATTTGCGAAGGAGTCATCTTTAAAATATCTCTTAAATCATTTGTCGAGTGAAGAGTAGAATATAAATCATCAAGTTCTGGATGTAATGCAATGAAATCTGCATTCTGCACAACAAAACGAGGTTTAAACATCATCTTGTCACCCTTCCTTGCTGCATAATCCAAATCTCTAAATTCAATTTCCTGAACGTCATCAATATCTGCAAATGTATATAAAGTATCTGATTTAAGTCCAACATAAAATAATTCTCCTGCGGTAAGAGACACACATGGAATCATTTCTGTTGGCTCAAACTTCTTTTTTTCTGATTTCTTTTCAGCCACATCAGTATTAGTATTTTCTATTGCTTTTGTGGTGGTCTTTTTTGTATATGCCATTTATTTTTCCTTTCTATCCAATATAAAAAAGAGTGGCTAGATAAACTAACCACTCAACCTTATTTACTATTCAAGAGTCCACTGACCAAAGTACTGTGGTAATACTACCTCAACACCCATTTCTCTCTGAACTTCATATTTCTGGAAGTCATCAGCGTGTTCACCCTTCTGAGTACCAGACTCATAAATCTGAGTTTCACCCTTATCTGTAAACCACACGAACTGTTCCTGATTCTTTGCAAAGATAAGAAGTCTCTTATCGTCAATAAGTCTCTTTGTTACATCATTGAAAGCAAATCTCTGAGGAATCTCAATGAGTTCTGTTCCCTCATATGTACCAAGGCGACCTGTCTTAGCAACATCCTCCTTCTGAGATAAACTTCTCCAATCAACTTCTGTAAGACCATTAAGTTTCTTTAATGCAGTCTTTGTACCCATAATAACAACTTCTGCGCTATTGGCTGTTCCAATATCCTCAAGAAGCGTATCAAACTTGTCTTTTGTAGAAGCAGATAAAGCACCTGTTTTTACAAACTGAGAGTTGTTAGGTAACTTAGCAGCAGCTCCATAAATTCCTGTATAGCAAAGTTCCTGAACCTTATATACAAATGCTTCTGCAATCTTATCTGTCAGCTCTGTGAAATCAATACGTCCAAGTAAAATAAGATCAATATCCTTACCAATCTTTACACCATACTTCTTAGTATGAATCTTGTGTACTGTACCTTCATTTAAGTACTGTAAAGTCAGATCATGATGGTCACCACTGATTTCAGCAACAGCAAGCATAACCTTTTCTCTTGACCAGAACTCTTCCTCGTCACCAAGTTTAACATTTCTCATATCTACAAAATCATTAAACCACTCAGATTCCTTAAATGCTGTATCTACCTTAAAATCAATATCAGACTCAAGTAACTCATATACTTCTGTGTGATGAAGCTCTAAAGCTCTTTCACGTCTCTTGTTGGATCTAAGATCATCTTCAGTAAGGTCACATACCTCCATAATAATTTTACGGATTGCCTTGTTTGCTTCGTGCTTAGAAACCTTTCTCTGGTTTCCGTCATCATCGTACTCATAAATATCAATTCCGTGATTTAAATTGTATGTAAGCTTCTTAAAATTTTCATACTTATCAGCATCTTCAAAAACTTTTCTTAAATGTTCTGTACTAAATCTCATCATTATTCTATATCCTCCTTTCTATTACGCACCAATTTTTAATTTTCCACTAGAAATCGTTGTGATTTCAGCTCCAACTGTAGGTGAGCCATCAAAGTTGTCCTCTGTAAGCCAATAACGATCCTGTGAATGAAGCATGTATCCACGAACTGCACCGTCTGCTGGATCGTTATAGAAATTAGAAGCAAGTGCGAGTGAACGAGGACTCTCGACATTGTTGAGGGGTTTCTGATAGATAACACCAACTCCCTTTGGATCTCTAATTACAACAAGGTATCTTCCTGACGCATCCTTCATTGCGATATAAGCATCAATTTCAGTTGCAGCTTCCATCTCCCAATTATCAAGAGAAGTCATCTTACCTGGTTTGAAATGATATCCGTTAGGTGTATCTTCTGTGATCTTTACGGATAAAATGTGCTCACCATAATCCTGAGCAAGTAAATTACCGATTTCCATCTGTGGAAATTTTGTAGCAGCATATTTAATAGCCATTATGTTTTCCTCCTTAAATTTTGTTTTTTTACAATAAAAAAAGAACGCATAAAGCGTTCTGTACGAAATGAAGTTATATTCAGTTTTTAATCAAATAAATTGCCATAGTTTTTCTTAGGCTTTGATTTCTTATTCATATTTGTAAGTATTTTAACTGAATTTGTGTTTTTCTTTGTGTCAACAGAAGAGAAGTTCGCATGTGCAGACATATAATCTGAATGCATAACCTTTACTTTTGTTTCAAAGTCTTCTACAGAATAATTATCCATAGTCTTTACTAATTCAGCGAAATCAGTATTTACATAATTTCCTTCTGAATCTTTCTCTGTAAGAACAGAATAGTTATCAGCATTGATAATAGCTTTTTTCTGTGCATGAAGTTCATTCTTTTCTGCTGTCTCCTTAAATTCTTTGAGTGCAGCGTAGTTTGAACGCATAGATTCAAGTTCAGCCTTCTCACTTGCTGTTAAAAGCTCACGGAATAATTCAATACGTTCACCATCAAATGCAACATTGTCACCATCTTTCGTATAGTTCTGGCGGTAGATTTTATCAGTACACCAACCCTCATATACAAAATAAGAATCAAATACATTTGAGATATAGTAATAATCATTATCTGACTCTTCATATGGTGCTAACAGATTATAGAGTGCATATCTTGTATCTTCATGAGAAATTTCATATGTACGAACAATCTTTTCAAAAGTCTGACTTTCACCTTCATTCCCATCTGGATCTGAAGCTCCTTCGCCATCACCGTCTCCATCATTGGAAGGCTCACCAGATTCTCCGTTATCTGAATTGTCTCCTTCTGAATTGTCATCATCGAACATCTCAGCGAATTTTGCTTCAAGCTCCTCATCTGACATTTCTGTATAGTCGAATGTTACATCTTCAGCAGTCTTACCATATTTGGCAAGTAACTCTTCAAATTTTGTCATTTTGTTATTTGTTCCTCCTTCCTTTGATTTTTGATTTATATCAAAACTCTCAAGAATGTTAGTTAATTTCTCTAAAGTTTCAACCAATTTGTTGTCTGTGTTAAATGTTACTGTTTCCGCATTTACAGCGAAATCTTCAATTTTAAAATTACTTCCTGCCATACCAGGAGATACATCCTTTGACAGAAGAGTAAGACCTGATACATAAAAATCATCTAACTGCAATGTTTTATTAGCAGTATTAAATGATAACTCCCTAATGCATAATTCCACCGAACAATCTACAGTTCCACGTCTATTAAGAATCTCAATAGCGTCCTGACAATACTCATCGTATAAATAACCATGCAAAACTGCACGATTTACGCCAGCGTCTTCATCATATTCAATAGTGGTCTTAGTACCATCAATAACACCGATAGGCTGCTCTTCATATACAACTTTGTCATTACCATCTTTGTCGGTAGTCACATAATAATCATGGCTACCGAAATCTAATTCATTATCTGAGTTAGTAGTGATATGTGCTAAAATTGGGCGAAAGTTTGCTGATGGGACATTTTCATTAAAAGATTCTTCGGAGATTTCCGACTTATTGAGATTGACATGATCGTGAAACGCACGACTAACGAATGGAGTAAGAGATTCTTTATGTTTATCTTCATCTTTGGAAGTTTTTTCAAAATTACCATTCATACGAACCATAAGTTCTTTACCGAATTCATTACTATCAAAATGAGCAAAATTATTCTTTAAACAGAACTCATACAGCTCATCAATAGACATAATTCGTCGTTTCTTCTTTTTTGGCATTATTTAACCTATTCCTCCTTTCTTTGTTGATATACCACTCAAAGTAGTGGAGTGGTTAGAATGTAAGCATATTGCTATGCTGAATTTTATTGTTTGTATTTTCAAAAGTGAGAGGGTGGTTATTCAAAAATGTCGCCACGTTCCCATCTTGAGATACCAGCTTAAAACCTTCTTTAAGAAGTTTTTCCTTTGTCTCCTTGTCGGATGTTTTAATAAAATTGTATTTCATATTAAGACACCTCCTTTATTTATTATTGAGATCCTCGTCTCTCGTGCGAAGTCCAGCATCTGTAAGTTCCGAATCATCCTTCTCTTGACCACCGCCTTTATCATTACCTGTCTGAGTATAAGTGCTAGATAGTGGCTTGAATTTTGAACTAAGTTGCAAACAGTCTTCTTCCAAAAAGTTCATAGATAACGTATCTTTTTCAGACACACCATTCAATGTGTTATAAAGAATTTTGTTTGGCAATCCATTAGTGCATGATTCCAAGATTGATTTTCTAAAATCATCTTTCTGATAAATAGAGACATCAAAGAATTTAACTTTACAAGGTTCAGATATCCAACTAGATAAAAGTCGATTTACAATCGCTTGGATCTGTGGAATAAGAGTTGAAATAGAAAATGTAGAATCTGCAAGTACACCATATTTAAAAGCACTAGAATTCGATGCAGAATTTAGGTTTAATATCTGAGCACCACCAGCGGTATTAAGAATTTCCTTTGTTGCTTTTTCAACTTTTGTAACATCGCCAGTTGCATCATCTGGAAAACTTATCTCGTGTAATTCACCAGGAACAATAGCAGCAGAGATATATGGTGGTAATGCTTCTTCAAGCATACGATTGAAATACTGAATCATTATATCTGGATTTACAGCCCAATCATCTACATCATTACCCATTGTCTTCATTTCAAGCCATACTAATTTATATATATTAGCTGCCTGTTGAACTGCTTGATAATCAGAAGCATCCATAAGGTCAATCAATGATAAGAATATAGGTGTAAGCACGGGAACGATGGTTTCCCAGTCTTCAGACCTAAATTTAATACATACATTATATTCTTCTGGAATTAGCTGATATTTTTCATTTGTACTCTGATATGTACTCCACATACTATTGAATGGTTCACCCCAATATTCAAGAAGCTCCTGATGGCTACGGAAATAACTCATGTCCATAGCTCCTGCAAATGAACCATCAGGAAACATACCTGCTATTTTCATATAATCTGGATCTAATGGAAGAACAAACATTCCTTGACCTTCTGTATAATAAGCACATCCATAAAATACATCTTCTCTTAAAGTGATAGACGCAGCTTTACGAAATTCATAATTCAATCCTAAAGTGTCAACTATATCAACTGTTTCTTGATACTTTTGCAATGTGGATTGTACATCGTTTTCGCCTGAGATTATAAATGGAGGAACTATATTACGAATTGTAAGATCAATCTGATTTGCATAATATTTACAAAGACGATAATAGATTTCTGAACGATAATAAAGATAACGAGATAAGCTTCGTAGATTCTTTTCATTAGAAGAGATATTCTTTATGTATGATTTTACATCTTCCTTTGAGTAATTACTGATTGACGTATATCTAGATGATTTCTGAATATCTCGAAGACTTGTAATTGCACTTGTTGCGTCTTCATAACGTTCAAGTTTACTTTTATTTTTCTCATACCATTCACGCATTTCATTTGCGGTTGGCTGTTTTGGAGTAGAAGAAGTAGTTTTCTTCTGTGAATTATTTACTTTAGCAGGTGCATTAGAATTTGCATCTACTTTCTTAGGTCTAGGCATATTTGATAATGCACCTCCTTAATTGTATTTTGCTTTACGGATTGGAAGCTTTGAAACTAATGATTGTGTATCTTGTGTCTTAGGTTTTAATTTTAATTCCAATTGACAAGCACACCAATAAGAATAGGCAATAGAAGAATATCTATCTTTCCTCATACCTTCGACTTCTTTAACCTTGATATTTCCGTTTTTAACTTCATGATCCAATTTAATCAATTCGTAAACGGCAAACGTTGTTTGCACATAAGACATTTTCAATTTTGCTTGTTCTGTTGGAGACATTTTGAAATATCCCTTATATGTTTCTTTTAATGAGCTATCCGCATCCTGTTCAGAAATAAGAAAATTAATTTTTCCATTCTGTATACCATTTCTAAGTAATACACATATCTCATTATTAAAATTAGCATTAGCTTTTACAGACCAAACAACTTTATTAGCATCACGAACTTTGCATCGTTCAGCCATATCTTTATCATTTATACAAGTCATTGCCTGATATCTTTTACCGTTTTCTTGGCAAACTTGATCCTTGGTAATAAAATCATATACTCCCAAGCCAATTCCGTTTGTATCTAAAACTAAATCTGTACATTGATACTCATAAAAATATTTCATAACAATCATTCCTAATTCGTCTGTTTTCAAGCCTTCAAAAGTTTCACCATATACGAAATTTGATTGATATGCAGTATCATTTACTTGAATTAAGTCGTTAATAAAAATAGCAGAGGCATCATTTTTTTTCTTTTTCGTAGATTGCATAAGAGCAACGTCAATAGATAGAATTCTTTTACCAGTAGATGTTAATTTCGGAATTGTTATTTTGTCATTACAGAAACTCAATGGTGGAAATGCTTTGCGAAGTCTTCTACGAGCAGTTAATTCGTCAAATTTAAACAAACTACCATCTGTATCACCAAACCATAGACATTCCATTTCCATCTGCTGAACAAGTTCATTGTAATCAGCTTCACTCATTTCATCTTCAAGCTGAGAACGAGAGAGTAATCCTTCACGCACCGATACCTGATAAGGTAATCCACATATGAAATATTTTTTTGTGTCATCAAAGAAATTAAGAGTGTAACTTTGCGCTTTTCTATAAGCCCATGAACTTTTAAAATATGCACTGGACATATATATTTCTTTGTTTCTTTCCTGCATATGAGCATATTCGGGTTTTTGTAAATATTTTGGCTGTCTTGGACTTGTTAAGAATTTACGCAATACAGTATTGATAACTGTTTCATCGACCATACGAAATTCATCAACAACTATGCAATTTGCTCTGGCTGATCTTGAATTTTCTGAACTGGTTCTTGTTTTTATCCATGAACCATTTTTGAAATAAATAGAAGCGTCATTTTGACCAATATTACATTTTTCTATTTCAGAACGTAATATGGAAGATTGTTTCATGAAATCATCTTGTATTTTCAACAAGACTTCGTTAGCCTGTTTTAAAGTTCCAGAACTAACAACTATTTTTGTACCAGGAAATAAAATACATCTTACACAACAGAAGAGGGCGGTAAGATATGTTTTTCCTTGACCTCTTGCTGCAAGATACATAACAAAATTGTAATGCATCATGCACCACAAGAGAATTTGCTGAAACCATTTAAGAGATAATCCCAGTACATCAATGACATACCTATGTGGGTTGTTACGATAATATCCTGCTCTCCAAGCAACAGTTTCCATTATCTTTTGTTGTTTATCTTTTTCTATCTCAGTCTGAGTTTTTAATTGAGGCATAAATTATACCTCCTCTTCAGCTTTCTGACCAAAGATTTTATCAAATAATGCTTCTGAATCAGTATCTTCATCATACTCAGGCTTTTTGACAGTATATTTAGAAATGAACTTTTCATAAGTAGAAGAAAATGCATTTTTCAATCCCATCATTTTAGAGAGATGCCCCTTAAAGAATACATCAATTAAGAGTCCAATTTTATCAGGATCTTTAAATTCACCTTCTGGTTCTGGAATTGGTTTTTCTTGCTCCCATTTATCAATAAGCTGCCCAAATGTAAGATTATCAGTTAATTCAGATGCAGTTTTTTGATTAGGTTTGATATTTAAACTTCCTAGCAGATTCTGTAAAGTAGCATCTAAATCTTTTGTATCCTTGCCATTTTTCTGAGCATTATCTATCTCAAGTTCCTTGCAACATACTCGTTTAAATAAAAGTTCCTGGGATTTATTTTCACATGGATAACGTGTCGTCCAGTCTTGGTATTCCGTCTCAAGATACATAAGTTCTTCATTATTATAGTTATTTCCAAATCTTTTTCTTGCTGTTTTGAGTGTTTTTTGAACAATCCTTGTATTTGTTTCAGGATTATTATCTATATCATCAATAGAAAATTCAGAGTCTTTATAGGAAGTGTTATTGTACTGTGGAAGAGAAGCTACCATTACAATAAGATTTTGAACAGCCGTTCCACGAACTTTTTCACCAACACCTTCATTAATAGCTTGTAACTGTGCGTTATAATCACTTTCGCTAAATTTCCAATCAAGCTGTCTAAAAGTGTTAATTGTTTTTTCTCTATTGTCTGTTCTAATGCCAGTTTTAGGATCTACGTCAGTACATAAATCTAAAATACAAGCCTTACACGCAAAATGCTCAAATCCGCTTTTACTTTTGTTAGATTTATAAAAATTTCCATTACCTTTAGTTGATTTCCATTTTCCACAATGAGGACAATAGATATAATCCAAATCTAGTAAATGGTTGTAGTCAATGGCTAAATCATGATACGCACCTTTTACATTATTTACTGTTAACTTTTTGACCTCATAATCAGTTTTGGCTTGTCTTAAATTAGCCATTGTTTCACCTTCTTTCCTTTTATTTCAACACAAAAAGAAGCCACTTCATACGAAATGACTTCTCAAACTTTCCAATATTAAATTTCCAATGAAAGTGCAATTCACTTCACTTAGCACACCCACTGTGCATCGAACACAGGTTAGAAGTTTTGGAGACTTCATTCTTGCCAAAAGATAGGTGCATACGCCGTGTTAGGGATTCGAACCCCAAAGACTTTTACATCCAGACTGTTTTCAAGATAGCACCCTCGACCAATCGGACACACGGCATGAGCGTAGTATATAGGACTTGAACCTATGCATCGAATAAACGATGACCTCTGATTAGCAATCAGGTGCAATACCAACTCTGCCAATACTACATAACAAAAGAACCATCTCCAAAGGAAATGACTCTTTCTTTAAAATATTTACCAATCAGTCGCCAAACTGATTATAACTGTATAGGGCGGTAGTAAGTGTTGAGCTTACACACCTAAGTTCCGTATGCATCCAAAAAATAGGTTTTGGCATCAGGCTTACCGCACATAATCTGGATATCAGGACTTGAACCTACAACGTCTAGTTCCCAAAACTAGCGGACTACCAAATTGTCCTATATCCAGTTGATAGGGTTGGAAGTACCACCCATTATTTTACAGAATAACTTCTGTTTCACCTTCAAACTTAGTATTTAAGCTTCTGACTTCTGCAAGTTTCTTTGCAATTTCAGCTTGTACTTTTGTTGCAAATACAGTAGCATACGCTTTGCCAACTTTTTCTACCGTGTCAAGTAATGTATTTGTTTCAGTAGTAGCAATCTTTGTAACATCAAATGGCATAACAATATTCATCTCATCGTTTATAGGATATTCTTTGTTGATAATTTTCTTTAACTCAACAGAAACAATTGTGGAATTATTGGCTTCTTCATCTGTTACAATTGGATCACCATTTTCATCCAGTTTTACATTTGCTTTAAAATTTATATCAGAAAAGCGAACACTTCTTGGGAAATCTGCCAATAATGATTTTTCCTCATCAACTGTACTTGTAGATGTACCTAATGAGGCAACTGAAATATCTACAGTAATAATATTATCTTCGATTATTTTCTTGACATTTAATTTCATTTATTTTCGTCCTCCAATTCATTGTATACAGTTTTCAAACTTATAATAAGATCACGTAAAGTATCTTTCGACATATTACATTCTAATTGTGGCAAATCCAAGTTATTATCCGTTACAGAAAAAATAATTTCCTTCAAATTATCACTTGGGGCAAACTGAGCCTTAGTGGTAGGAGAGAATAGCAACTGAACAAAATCAATAAATGTGCCACCATTTGATGTTATAGTTTTAACTTGACCTAATTTAATCTGGTTTTCTATAATATCTAATTTCTTAGTCATGAAATACTCCTTTCTTTTATTTTTTCGTTTTCCTTTTAATCTAACTGGGGTAGTAGGATTTGAACCTACGAATTTAGCAGTCAAAGTGCTATGTCTTACCGCTTGACGATACCCCAATGTTTGTATTTTTCGTAACCTTTACAGAGTGCTTTGAAAAATATAAAGTCAAGTATCTCTAGCTGACTCGGTAGGGATTGAACCTACGACATGCAGATTAACAGTCTGCGGTTCTACCACTGAACTACGAGCCAATATTAAAACATAATAGGAGAAGTGATGAAGTTCTCTCCATATTAGTCATCAGCTAAAAATGTTTAAAACCACTATGCTACAATAATATCAGCATTAAGCACTAACTAGCTGACATTGAGTTGTACATACTCAGTTATTTAGAATAGAACACATTGTGCACTCGCATCCCATTCATGCTTACTGAACTATTCTCGCTATATTTTCAGTCCCGAAAGAAGAAAGGACTTTATGTTTTTATGGATTACTCCTCATCACCATTGCAGAAACATAATAAGCATAATCGCCCACTCCATCACATGTCTGTGATTTTATACAGTGCATCCACTGCAACTATAACTGCGATATTTCCCTGATTATTCTCCATATATTTTCAGTCTTCGGAGCAAAGACCTCTCGATAAGATTTCATGTCTCTTATCCGTCAATTAAGGTTCTCATTAACGCAGAGAAGCACGAACATCTTCTCATTTCTAAGGCTGAGAGTCACCGATAATCCTAGATGTCGGTAGGAAAGATATACCGCATTAAGGTTTCGTGCGCACTAGAGTCGTTATATAGTCGGCTCTACCAAAATACAGCAGTAGGTCTTACAATGCTACATGAATAGCAAATGCCAAGATGTGATACTTATATATTCTCTGTTTGGTTGCCCACTTAAGGGTTCTTTTATTTGTTCTCTACATTGTCGTCACCTTTTTATATATGCCTTTCGTGCCTGTTTATAAGGGCTTTATTTGGATAATACAGTTCTATCGGTCTGTTAGTCCGTCTGATTTTCATAGAGCCTTGGTGAATGCGTAACTCAGAGCATTCGGCTGTTATAAATATTTATTTCCTACTAAATGGAATATTTTGACATGAATTGTCATGATATGATATAATGGCTTGAACAAGCAAATAATCCAACATTTTAATTTAGCTAGATTGAGATGGTTAGGCGGTTTTGAGTCACGTCAGAACAGTGATGTTCTGTTTATATAGATATCCTCGTGACATAATGTAGGAAATACTTACAAAGGAGGATAGTAGCGTGACGTTTATTGAATTATTAATCTTTACGATTGTAACTGGTATCGTAAGTGGCGTAGTTGCTACATACTTAGTCAGATTTTTCGATAGACACAAAAATGACCGCCACTCGCCAAAGCACGGTCATTAATGTGTTAAGTATTAAATTTATTTAGCCTTCATTGATTACATTTGGCTCAACCGTCTAACGGATATTTGCTTGTTTTCTTTAGAAACTATTCTATCATAGTTTTGTGTTGAGTGCAAGAGGGAATTAGACGAAAGCTTCATCGGCATCCTCAGTATCTTCACGAATGACATACATCTGAGTGGTTTCGGAAGATTCGTGTCCCAAAAGTTTCTGTGCTGTTTCCAATGCACGATGGTCATAACATACAAGATTGGTCGCTCTGCTTCTTCGGAAATTATGTGGAGTCGTTCTCCTACCAACAATTTCAGAAAATTCATTTATGCACCAATCATTGAATGCACTATATCCAATCTGTCGTACCTTTGAACCATCTTTAGTTTTTACGACAAACATATAAGGACAATCATCATCGCCACGCACTTCAAGCCATTTCTTTAATGCGTCCATTACATCTTGTCCAAACTGCAATTTTCTAACCTTACCAACAGCACTACGTCCCTTGCAGCGAATTTCATGTGTTTTATAAGATACAGATTCTACTTCTTGTTCTTTACCATCCTCATCGACAATTGTTACAATTTTCCTCTTAGGCTCATAATTAACAACCTCTTTGAGTAACTGTAAGCTCTCTGCATGTCTGCAACCAGTAGAATATGTAAACTTTACATATGCTAATTTCTGCCATTCTTCACGTTCAGCCAATACCGAACATAAATGATCCATTTCATCAGGAGTCAATGGTTCTTTTGCGAAAACCTTGCCTGTTTTTGGTACTTGCATCTCCGCAGTTACATAATTGCGGAACATAGGATAGTCCTCATCATAGAAATTCTCGATAAATTTATTTAATGCACTAACAGAAGACTTTTTAAATTTAATCGCAGCTTCAGATAGTCCACGATTAGCAAGAAAATTCATATAGCGAAGAAATTCTTTCTTTCTAATTTTTATGCAGTTTTTGTTATTCAGATTATTTTTAACCCATACGAAGAATATCTTTAATGCAGACCTATAAGCATGTAAACTATGTGGCGAAAGATGAGTCTGATTACTGAGGTAATCTTCAACCATATTTCTATTAAACTCATTAACCTCTGCCCATTCCTCATCTGTAACTGGATCTAATTTATCTGCTATTTTACCATTCAATAATCTCACTTCCTTTCAAATAAAAAAAGAAGCGAGATAGTAGTAATAACCATAACGCTTCCATTTTTTAATTCAAATATTCATTTAATTTCTTTGTTAGCCAAATTTGTCCTTTGCCAGTTAATAATGGAGTATATGTAATATGAATTTTTCCATTGCATTCATTGGTATTTTCTTTATATTGCATATAACCATATTCGAGCATTTGCTGAGACGGTTTATTCTTTAATCCATAACTTGAACACAGATATCCTTCATTCCTACACCAATCCATTATTTTATTTCTCCCAAATGATTTATGTGTATTTTGAAAACTTCCTGCAAATTTACCAAAACTCACACAATTTTCTGAAACAGCAACAGAATCATGAAACTCAACTTTGGGTTTTTGTTCTTCAATTTTTGCATTTAGCGGTGCAGTAGCAAGTTCTACTAAGCGATTATGTGCATAAGCAACTTCACTTGCGTCTTTGCTAAATAATTGTAATTTTAACTTTTCTTCTTCTGTAAGTTGATTTCCAGATTTAAGACGTTCTTCCATATAATTAAATGCATTTATATATTTCAATTTCCAACTTAACGCCTCTTCGCCAGTAAAACCCATACATAACAATGAAAACCCATCTCGATTCATAAGGTATTCTTTGTTTTTCTTTCCATTTGAAGCCTTATATTCGTTTAAAAAGAATAGAGCGCAAAATTGCGCTGTACTAATTTTCTCTGATATATTACTAATCGAACGCAAAACTTCCTTGTGATTTTTATTAAATTTCTCAGCTACATCACGACTACTTGTTACAATTTGCCCATTTTCATTTGTTAGAAAAATATCACTCATTTTTTTTAAATCCTCCTTTTATCAATACAAAATATTAGTAAAAGGAGAGGGCAGGTAATTATCCTGCAAACTCTCCATTGTCGATGCGATAAGAACATACCATATACATGCGTATCATCAACAGAAAGGTAGAGATAGGAGAGCAGTGCCATCCTATAGAACTCTTTATTGAACTATCCGTTCAACCTATTTATTTATTCTCTATTTCCATCATAGAAACATCAAAAGTCCTCCCACTTGGTAATGCTCCAAGCCGATCCGAAGACGACAGATTTACAGTCTGCCCCACATCTTTAGTGGTCTATGAGAGGATACAAAAAGAGTGTGCAGCATACGCCACACACTCCAAACAACTTAAATAATATCCCAGATTTTATTTACAAAACTAAGAAAACCTGAAATATCCTCAACAGCCTTATCATATTCTTCTTTTATTACTTCTTTACCATTAACTTCGTAAGAGGTAGAAGAAGTAGTAGCCACATCATGACAATTACAGTTTTCACAATTGCCATCACATTCGCAGTTATCTTCCTGACCAAACAGAATAACTTCCTTATCCTCGTTTACACAGTAATCAATGATATTCTGCTCGATATCACCATCCATATCAATGTAGAAAATATCTGTTTTATCAAGAATACCAAAGTCCTCAATAGGAACAACAGTGATTACACCACCATAATCAACAGATACAAGATATTCATTAACTTCCATATAATCAACAAGATCAATCTCTTTAATGCTTGTCTCGTCAAGTCTAATAAGATTATCCAAAATATATTCAGCAATTTCTTTATTTACAATTACACCAACTGTTTTATCAGTATGATATAATCTATTGATATAAATAGAGATAATGTCATCAACTTTATCCTCAAGATCAATCATCTGAATGTCTTCATATTTATTTTTCTTCAAACAATTCACGACCTTTCAGATTAGAGCTGCTTTGCAGTCTTTGACATCTTAAATGTGATCTCGTCATGCTGTGGAGTTACATATTCCTCACCCTTGCGATCACCCATCATAATTTTTCCTCTACGCTCTGGAACTGTCTTAACTTTAAATTTACCAAGCTTACCAACTGCAACTGATTCTGCGTGGTTTGCTGTTAATGTCTCTGTGATTACATCAGCAAAAGCATCAAGAATAACTGCGATGTCCTTCTGTGAAGCTCCCTCAACTTTATTTGCTACTGCCTTTAATACCTCGTTCTTTGTCATTTTAATTTTCTCCTTTTTCTCAACCATTTGTTATTTTTTAATACAAAAGAGGGTAGCGTCTCATTTGAGTGCACTCCCTCTGATACATACAATTGTGACAGTAACATCACAATTTCTATACAATCGGACTAATTAAAAGTAGAAAATTAGCCCAATTTTCATAGTTACTTATGCATAATATAAAAACCAAGTCACTCGTACTTGGTCTACTTTGTCATTAAATTAGTAATAATTCTTGTCTTGGAATCAATAATGTCACCATTTGAATCCAATGCAAGATACATAAACCCGTTCTGATTTGGAATTATAAGTTTACCATTGTTATAATCCAACTTATCCAAATCACACACGCAACCTTGCTCATACATTTTTATTCCACCTTGAGTAAAACTTCCTACTTTATGGGTATGAGCCATTACGATTCCAGTGAATGTGCGATCTACACGCAAGAAATAATTGACTGCCTTTTCTGTTGTTTTTAACATACCAGATGAATAATTTAATGGGTGACAGAAAATTACATTACCTTCTTTTATCCACCATTCTTTATCATAAACGATTTCAATATTTGAATCTTCAAACACTTCACGAATAGAAGAGTATTGTGTCTGGGTTTTATTTCTTTCATCATTAACTTTGAATCCATCGTCTACAATCATTCCTAGCGGATCTGTTGGGATGATGCCAAGTAATTCGTTTGATAATCTATCAGAACAGTATCTTTGCATACGGTATTCATGATTTCCCATCACAAACATTACCTTTTTAGGTGTAGTCAGATTGATTAAATCAATAATATACTGTCTTCCTAAAACAAGTTCTTCATCAAGATTTACTTTGAATTTTTTAGGAAATGCAGAACATGAAAAACAATCCAATAAATCACCATTGACTATTAAAGTGTCTACAATTCCCTTATAGCTTGTAAAAATATCAATAGGTAAATTAAACGGAATATGAACATCTGACACACATAAAATTCTTTCAGATGCACCCTCGCAGTTGTGAATATAATTATCATATTCTTCATATCCGACTGCCTGTTTTCTAAGCTGATCTGGTGTAATGTTCAATCCAAGCATATCTCGAATTTCAATCCAATCCATATCTGTCTCTTTACGTTTCTTTGCAAGACAACATCTTAATTTCCATTCAAAATCTGTTTCATTTTCTAATCTATGTAAGTCGATTATAATGTCCACCTACTCTCTATTACTCTTCATCAGACGGAACATCCAGCTCCTCATCTGTTTTTAATGCAACAGTAAAATCAATTACCTGATTCTTAAATGAGGTAAGCAGATCGGCTACCTTTACCTCTTGCTCTATATCATTCTCATCTGTATATGTAATAGTAGTACAATCCTCTGAGAGTGTACCTGCCTTTACTGTTAATTTGTCTGTAGTTGTTCTTGTGAACTTTAATTTACTAGCTGCCATTTTAAAATCTCCTTTTTCTCCAATAAAATAGGAGAGCAGTGCGCCCTCCTTAAATAATTTCATCAATTGTACAATCTTTACCAACAATATAATTACAAACACCAACTGATTTAGCTTCTTCTGGATAAAAATACCATTCAACACGATATTTCTCATCATAAAGCTTCTCGTCAATTTTTGTCTGTCCAATAATATAATTCTTTGTATGCACTTCAACCTGACCAGCTTCAAAATCAACTCTGTCTTTCATCTTAGCAGTAGAATCCCATGCAAAACTTGAGCCATCATGCATGAGGAAAGTTGAATTTGGCATAGCAAAACGTTTCTTGCCCGAAATAAAAATTAAGAATCCCATTGAATAACAATATCCCTGATTTATTGTATAGACAGGTGTTTTGCTTGTCATTACTGCATCAATTAACGCATATCCATCTGGGACTGAGCCTCCATTTGTATTTACATACAACAAAATTGGCTTTCTCTTCTCTACGGGAATATCTTTATCAAGCCGATTATATCTAAGAATATGATATACAATCTCATCAACTACATCAGAATCAATTACATAGTTAATATAAAGTCGTCTTTCCTCAAGGTCTTCCATATTGTACTGGTCGCCTTGATACAAAGTAATATTTTTCTTAATATCTTCCATACGAGTTACCTCGTTCTTTCTTCCCCTTAAAGGGATATTTTTGTACCACTATTAACAGCAACAACTTTTGTAGATTTTAAACAATCAGAAATTGCATCTTCTAAGTCATGTTTAAATTCAATTTTATTTGAATCGCCATGTACGAGGTAGATTTTTTCACAATTCAGTGTTTTATAATAATTAATCATATCCTGACGTTGCATATGACTAGAAAAAGATTTGAGATCTACGATTTGTGCCTTATTTTTATAAGGTTTGCCATTAATATTGATTGTTTTATTATCTTTTTCGTGTTTTATCTTATAACCAAGTGTATCTTCACCTGTATATCCCATAAAAAGAATACAGTCCTCTGCATGTGGCAAAATATTTTGTGTCCATTTAATACTACGACCTGCCGTTAGCATTCCTGAACTACTCAATATTACTTTTGCTCCACTACTTGCAATAGCTGCTTTACTATCTTCTGGTTGAATAATTCTATGAATATTTTTCCACGACATCATTTCATCAAATTGTTCTTTAGACTTTCCATCAAGAATAGAAGAGTAACAATCTAACAAATGATTTGTAAGTGGACTATCCACTAAAATTGGAATTTTAAAATTTTCGTCTTTACCAAATAAGGAATATAAAATCCATAAGATATATGGAGTTCTGTCAAGTGAAAATGACGGAATAAGAACACGAGAGTTGTTATCAACACAATATTGGTCTATAACTGCTTTTATTTTTTCAATATCTTTTTTATAAGTATCTTTAGTGCATTGTCTATCTTTTGCACAATAAGTACATTCCATAATTGCTATATTTGCAGAAGTAACAGGTTTAAATTTTTCAACAAACACTCTGGAATCTTGAGTTGCGATATTTCCTAAATCACTTGAGAATAATATCTTACGAGTATGTGAACCACCATTTATATATACTTCACACTGCTTTGAGAGTAAAATATGACCTGCATCTGTATATCTGATAGCTAATTCATCAGAAAGTGTTTCAATTTTGTCAGAATCAATTTCTTCTACATATTCAAGTGTTTTATATACGATATCTTCTGTATAGAATGGTTCGTAATTTCTGTCGTTTTTTAAGTTTAATACCTCAATATCTCTGCAATTAATATAACTACTGTCTAACCACATTTCTTTTAGAATAGAAGTAGAACCTTTAGGAACAATAATTTTTGCATTACATTTTCCACGAGCATATAATGTCGGTATCATTCCTATATGATCTGCATGAAGATGCCCAATAATAATGTATTCTACTTCCTGTGGCTTTATTTTTTGGATATATTTCATATTTGCATGATAATTTTCAAGCACTGTATGTTTTCCTTGAATCATGCCACACTCGAATAAATAACAATGTTCTGAAGTTTTTATTCGAGTACAACTGCCAGTAACACCTTCAGCATTACCACCTATAATTTCAACAGTTACTTCATGTTTTTTCTTCCCGATGGTAGTACACCACCTTTCATGTTATTTTGGTTACTTAGTACCAATAGATTTTTCATAATCATTATGCAATTTTTTATTACGACTTGATTCACATAAATAATATGTGCGTCTACCTCTTGCAATTGTATGACTGATTCCTTCATATCCGAACGGAACGCCATTGAAAGTTAAAAACTCCATTTCAGATTTTGTAATTTTAATTATAATAATTCACATCCTTAAATTTATTTCCTACAAAGTAGGATAGTAGTGAGCGTGGAGGGATTTGAACCCATCGACACCTCGATTAAAAGTCGAGTGCTCTGCCAAACTGAGCTACACACTCAAAATAAAAAATCCCATACCGAAGTATGAGACTTTATTTCTTTAGGCTGAGATATTTGACCTAATACATTACCATCTATTGTGGTTGGACACAATTTATCACACAGTCGATTAGGCTGTAGGTAACAACAACACCAATTTTGCAAAAATTGGCAAACTCTTACCACAAAGCATTATAGATTTCCTTTCAATACATCGTCCCTTGCGAGGTTCAGAGAGTGCAAATCTCTTACGGTTGCGTCTACTTGTATTTTCTCATATAGTACCTTGCGAGTGCTATATGTCACCATATTACAGATGAATAAGTTGTTTGTCTCTTTGCGGTCATACACACTTTTGCTTGTTCTTTAACCAATTTGCCTTTCAATAAATATTATTATATTTTCTTTTCAAAAGTATGTTGTAATTATTATTTGCATGAAAAATGAACGATGAGGTGTACATTTGACCATCTGTACCTTTTGAGTACAGCCCAATCGTCACCATTCTGTTCGTCTTGCTATCGACTTACTTCATTGTTCTGTTCCTTGCTTTCGCATTAAGAAACGTTGCAACAATCAATATCAGCACTTTTTCTTGCGGAAATCGCACCAATAAGACAGTAATCATACCCATGTTTCCATGTTAATACAGAGCGTTTTTCATTACCCCTACCAAGCCATATCATTAGCAGTAGCCCTCTGATTTTAGGTTTGGCATAGATTATCTGTGTTTTCCGTCAAACTGCTATATGCAGTCGCAGTGTCTTATGCAAACTAAAGACATTCCTGCTTTATCCTTATTGCTAAGTTTATTTAACGACACGAAACCTGCCGCCTACAAGTAGGAGAGTTGCGGAAACAGGACTCGAACCTGCATACTCTTGGTTATGAGCCAAGTGAGCTTCCATTGCTCGTCACTCCGCTATAATATTTAAGAATTATCAGTGACCATACTATAAGAACTGTAGCACAGTCACCGATACATATAAGAAGAGGAGTACAATATGAATATGTACCAATCTTAGAAATGATTTTTAGAATTATTCAGAACCGCCAATGATTAGTAAGCGATGGGAAGTTTCACATTGAGTTCTCCGTCTCAAACATTAACGTTCGCATTTATGGCTGCGTACACCACATGCATTTATTGTAGCCTCAGCATGATACGAGATCCAAATCACTGTTCTGAATTTAATTTGTGTTATATTATGTCCATATAGAACATTGTTACAATGTCTCTCGACAATTATATATTCTCTGTTTTATCAGCCAAGAAAAGCCGATTTCATTGTTTTATATTCGGGGCAGATAATAATACGTCTGCCCCTAGTATACTTTTTAAACTTGCAAGCCCTTACTTATTACACGCATTGGCAATGGCGTGGGAGTTTACTAACACAACTCTGCGCTTTCTTCCCTCCATATAACGGACGTTAAGCACTTTTGGAAACCCTTGAAAATAAAGGGATTTGGAAGAAAACTACAAAATAATCGTGCAGTTTTTGTGCATTATTTACAATAAAAATTCATTAAAAACTTATTTTTATCAACTCTATATAGCAAATTTAATATTTTTCTAGTATGCTTTTCGGGATTATATGTGCGATTTTTTGAAGCACCAGTCTCACTGCTCAATCCTAGTGCAATTTCAATTAGACGATTAATAGTGACGACATTTTTTATTTTCATTTTAGAAAGCTCAGATATGATTTCAGAATTTTTTTCAGATAAGAAGGATATATACTCTGCATTATCTAAAATATTAATCTTTGCAGATTTTACGCTTAAGTCATAGTCTTCTATAATCTTCATTATCTTTGTCATTTGTCTTCGATTGGCTTCTCCATTCATCTTAATAAAAAATACAGAAGTTGGAATTGTTTCAACGGTAGAAGCGTTCTGAATTTTATTAATCCAATCTTCAAGCCAGTTCATAGGACACAACAATTCTCTATTGATACGACTTTTAAGTTTATTCTTTGATTCGTCAATTTCATCTTGTGGAAGTTCTTTGCCATCTTTTGTATATTTAATTTCTCTGGTATATTTCATAAACTCAGGAAAATCGTACTTTTTATACTTTGGTTTACCTAAATCCGTATACCCAACGATTCTTTTAATGCTCATGCAAGGAAGTTTGCTAATTCTATCAATTTCTTTATTACCATCAATTTCATATTCCCTTTTACATCCATCAATAATAACCTGTGCAAGAACAGATAAGATAATAAAATTGTCATAAAGTTCTTTAAGTTTTTTCTCATCAGGATTATCTTTTTGTAATTCTGTCCAATAATAAGTCATTGCCAACTGAGCCAAATTACTTGAATATCCGATTCCCATACGTGACTTTGAAAACTTGTTATCCATAGCAGCATAATCTTTTTTTGTATTATTATAGGTAATGCCAGACTCTTGTAATGCATTTACGATAGTATAAAAATCTCTATAACATCTTTCTGCACATTTGACCATTGTTGATTGATTTGTGACAAGCATAAAATCCGAGTCTTCATCCATCCCATTTGCTCTATCTTGAATATCCGTATGAATGCAATTAACTGCTATGATATTTTTACTAAATGCAAAATACTTATCCATTTTTTCTGAATAGACATTATGCAAATAACATATATTATTTGGGGAATTATGTGGATTTCTAAACGCTGCAAGATATTCATTATTATCGAAACGTTTAGTATAACATTGAATACAATTAGATTCTTGAGAAAGTGTTGGATCTTTTTCAAAATCTTCACCAACAGAATAGAGCAGAAGTGCATAAGGATTACCACATACAGTCAAATTATCACCATTGACCATAATTTTCCCTTTTCTCATTTTGTATACATAATCAAAGATGATTTTCTTTTTTTCTTCTCTAAAAAATGTACTATTCCCAAACTCATGATTTTGAGCATATAAATCGGCAAGCATCTCATAATGATTTACATCATTTGCATTCTTTCTAAGAAACTTTTCAAATTCATCATTGTCACGTTTAAGTAATTCAACATAATCAATGCTAATCTGAGCAATATCTTTTACATTATCCTTCGTACATGGAAGAGTATTAATCATCTGATAACTCAACTGTTGATATTGTCCTAATTTACTAGAGTGGTCAGTTTTTACAATGCCCCACATATCACCATCAGAATGAATTCTTTCGCACCAATAGTCATATGCTTCAGTAATATTATTACCCATTAAGTCTTGAAATTTCTTCCATTTAATCGCATTATCAGTGGTTATCATCTTAATATCTTTTAAATAATGCCATTTACCAAACATATCTTGAACCTGGTATGTATTGTAATTATATCCATTTTTATCACACCAATCTTTAAAGAATTTTTGAAGATAACTCTTAAAAGCACATGCTTTAAAAAGGTGATTTCTGAGTAATGCCATTCCGTTAATATACGATGGGAGACGAAGATAATTATAATCAGCTTCGATTAGTGCCATACCATCCCAAATTGTATTTTTAACTTGACGTTTTTCTTCGGATACAACACATTTTTTACGTTTTTCAATTACCTTTTCGTTTTTGTTAGTTTCTTTATTTTTCTTTTTGACTTCTACTTCGTATTCTTCTGCTTTAACAACTTTTGTCATTGTTTCAAAAAAGGAATCCTGATCTTTGAGAATTAGAATATCCTCAACAGGTATATGAAGTGTACCAATAATGGTAGATGTGGTAAGTGGAGCATAGGCTGACATTTCAACGATTTTCGCATTGTCATGACTCATTTTTTTTCCAAGTCCAATTGTTAGCCAATCATATGCAATGTCATATAATTTACTATTTATGAAAATAACTTGTCCAAGTTTAGCTTTGGCACTTGTACGAAAAAGCATCTCATAATGAATAGTTTCTTCTTTAATTGTTCCGTCTCTGCGTTTACGTTTATATGTAACATTAACACCATTCTCATAAAAATACTCTCGAATTTCATCTCGTGATTTTTCATCATACAGATCTTTTCTATCTTCAACTTTTTGTAATGCCTGTTTAATACGTTCCTTAGAATCACCATCAGTATCATTAAATAACTTTTCTAATCGAGTATGCTCATTATCATAAGAGCGACTTCCAAATTCATAATCAAGACAAATTATATCTCGTGTACTTTCATTTTTTTTACCAGATTTTCCTTTATAAATATTTAATCCGTTCTTTTGCAAGAAAAAACTAAATAAACTGTTGTTAAACATAGCATCAGTATATGTAAAATAATCTCGTGTTCCAAGATTAACATCATACAACATACCAGCACTAATATTTTTTATTTTAATTCCATATTCACTCATTCAGTATATCATCACCGCCTTAACCTAAATTCTCCCAAAATTCATCTTCAGAATCATAGCCACCATAATCTAAACTCTCTGCAAACTCATGAGATGATTTTGTAGAAGCTTTGTAATAACATTGCTCCAATTCAGAACATTCTTCACATCTGAAATTATTGTCAAATTCACATTCCGAAAGTTCATCTACAATTAACTCCTTCATTTCTCCAACATTGTCAAAATTATTATTCATATAAAATTACCTCCACTTATATATTCTCAAAATGAAATTTCTATTTACTTTACAAAACTAAATAATTTGAATAATATTTTCGTGTTTGTTTTCTTCATTTCTATCTCTTCCTTCTGCATTCTTTTTACATTGTTTATCAAAAGTAAAATCTTTAAAAATTCGATCTGCAACAGAAGATGCTTTATCCTTTCGAGGGTAATCTGTACAGAAATCATATTCTGTGATTAGTCCTCCGTATGTATTTGCATGTTTATGGTTCTTTGATGTAATTGTTACGGTTCTGTTCATTAATTAGTTCTCCTTTACTGTTTAAAAATTTGTTCATTGCAATCAACTCCTTTGAGTGCTGCGTTTATAGTTTCTATATTTTATTATTCTCCAAAAACTCTATCTGTTTTTTTATTTCCTTATCAGGACTATATTCTTTATCAATTCTTTGACCATTCTCATCGTGAATAAAATGCCTATAATCAGCAAACACCTTTGGAGTAGTAGCATATTTTTCTTTGCCATCCTTAATATATATTTCTCTCTTCATAGGCTGATATTTCACAATTTTGAGTGCTTCTAAAATATTAACTATGCGACTGATATATCTTTCAGAAAGTCCAATATCTTCTGAAATAGTCTTAAAATATCTATAACAACATAGCGGTTTGCCATCCATTCGATTCAAATTAACACGAATATAAGAGAGTACAAGTAGAATATAAGCTGATGATATTCTTGCAGTATCAATCTCTTTATCCTTCAATTCTTCTTTGAAATTTAATATTGCATCTAACTCATCAAAATAAATAATTCCAAACTTATCAGGCACATCGAATTTTTCTATATTAAGTTTTACTTGCTGATATTTGACCGAATTAGTCTTTTCTTTTAGACATTTCTCAAAATCTGAACATGATTCAAAGTATCCATAATGAGAGAGAAGTAATAGAACTTCATAATATTTCTGATTTATCTTTCCATCTCTGTAGTTAGGTTTCAATTTAGACCAGTGGCAAAGTTCTGTTGTAGAAAATGCCACTGTGTCATCAAGTGAACGCCTTGCACAAAGATATGAGAAGATTATCACACGTTTAGATGAGAGATCCTTGTCATAAATGATTTCTCGTGGAATTTTTACATAGTTTGGCAAGACGTATCACCTCACTATGCTACAAATAACTCACAAGCAATTCTAAGCAATACATCACCATCACCACATTGCTGAACTAAATATGCAATAACAGTAGGTCTTTTCTCATTAGGATGTTCCAACATATAAGTATCTGCATATTTTTTATGTTCATTCCAAAAATTTGGATGATTTTTTTTGTAAATATTATAAATTTTAGACCATTTAGATTTGTCAAAATTATTTCCAATACCGCAAATACTTTTAATTTCA